TTCTGATGTGCCAGCACAAGAGATATCTGTTCAACCATAAACCCCTGCCGAATCTTCTGCAACACCCACTGCCGAAGATCAACCTTCAACGCATCTGACAACTCCATCACACTCTCCTCTAAAAGGCCCTAGAAGGGCTTCATACACCCAAGGGTAGGCTACCCTACCAACCCAACCACACAAACGGCACAGACGGCCTCTAAGAGGCCTTTAAGACGCACTCAAAGAAGGAACTCCACCCTGTCTGACTTTTTAAGGTTGTCTTTGGCCGGCAGTGGTCTGAGGTTCGTTAGGTGCCAAGCGGCCATGTCATGGGGGTCAAAAGCTGACAGCGGTGTGATGTGGTCAATGTGCCAGTGGGTGCCGTAGTTCTCCCAGCTCATGCCCTTGCAAAACTGCTTTTCCAAGTGTTGCTTAAGCTCGCTAGAGTTGAACGGCAGCTTTGAACTAGTCTTGGTCTTGCCGTGGAGCATTTCCCTGATGCGGTTCCGCATAGAGTTGCGAATCTTTTTGACCGCTTTGGTTGCGGGCCTGCGCTCTTGCCAAGATCGAACTAACGCCTGGAACTCCTCACGCCTTTTGCGCAGCCTAGCCAGTTTAAGCAAGCAGGCAAGGGAGTTGGTCATGGATTTCCAAGCCCTGCGCCTCGCCTGCCGCTGTTCTTTCTCCCGTTGGAGCTGCTCTATCCGCTGCTCCTTTGTCAAACACCCAGCCGCCCTCCTTGCCCGATCCCCGTAATCCCGAAAGTAAGCAATGTACTTGTCTCGGTTTTGCAGATAGTGCGCCTTAACCTTGGCCTTGTAGCGTTCCGGGTCAGCGTGATACCGAGCCAATGCCGCCTTGGAAAGACAAGGGTTGCACTTGCCCTTCCTATGACCAGTAAACCGAAAAGGATCGGTCTCGCCACAGACTTGGCAATGCGGAACAGTAGGCGGCTTTCCTCGTTTACCCATAAAAAAACCTTACACCAAAAAACTCAGGAAAAATCCAGAGGGATACCCACGCCCAATGGCCAGGGTGGGGGGAGGGGAAGGGTGCCTCTGCGCTGGCAGGCCATTGCGATGACCCCTACCCCATGCCTGTTCCTGCGCCTGGTGCAGGGGTAGCCCCCTCGACCCCCTCTGCAACAGAGCAAACGAACCTTTGCACCTGTTGCACCTAGTACCCCTTGGCTTCCAGCACCTGTCGGCAGGCATCTCCCAGGCTGTGCGTGTTCTGCATGGCCACCACCATCTCGGACTCGGTGACCCCGACCTCGACAGCGACCTGTGCCCACTTCGCATCCGAATCTTTGATCAATGTATTCTTTACATTTTCATACACCTTATACATCCTCTCTATACCTATGTTCTCGTGTTTCTTGTCAACCTTATTGGTTGACTGTATTCCCCCCCCCAGGTTGACTGTATGAGGCTGTGTACTGTCAACCTTATCAGGTTGACTATATGGCTGTGATTCGATTGGCTTTCTTGCCCTTGCCTTGACCTTTGCTCTGGCCTCTTTCACTGCTTTGGTGACTCCATCTGCTGGCATTGTGTACCCCCTTTGGCGTATGCCTGTCATGTTGCCTGCGATCTCCTTGAGGTCCTTGGTCAGTACCTCCAGGCGTTTCCTGTTGCGTTCCATCTCTTCTGGCGTTATGTCTGGCCTTTGGTTGTCTGCCATGATGTCCATAATCTCCTGATCTCTTGCCTGCATGAATGGTGGCCTAGTGTCTTCTATTGCGCTTGTCAGGGCCACCGCATCTTCTGTCGTGACTGACTCGTCGAATATCACCCTCGAGGTAGCGGTGCGTGACCGCCATGAATGCTTCCTGACAATCTGCACATAGCCCACCTTCTGGAGCTTGACCAACTGCTTGCTGATGGCCTGCTTGGTGACTCCCATGTCCTTGCCCATCCGCTCTGTGCTGACCCAGGTAATGCCTGCCCGATTGCAGTAGCTGCACAGCACCGCCAGGGTGCGGAACATCCCATCTGTGACCCGCTTGTCTGCCACTGCCTTGATGGGCAGCACAGCCACCTTCCTGCGGTCTGGTGGGGCCTCCTTCTGCTCCACCTTGGGCCTGCGCTTGGGTAGGGTGAACTCGACTGGTTGCACATTCAATCGCCACAGAAGCAGGGGATGGTCTCGTCTGTAAACAGAGATTGTTGATCCTTGGAGTACTTCATCATCTCGGCATAGGAAGGCCTGTCCGATCTAAATCTAGCACCCACCTCCTCTTCCATTCTTGCCCACCAGATAGCCCTGTCCGGCTTTTGTGCAATCAATCCCATGACAATGCCAGCACCCTTTAGAAAACAAAGGTCACAATTTGATGCACCGCTCACCTTTGGCAACTCAAGATCAAAAGATTGCTTGTCCCAAAATGACCAAACATCAGCCTCGGTAATCCCATCATCTGCCAACGGGGTAAGTTTGATGTCTTTGTTGCCACGCATCTTGGCCACCCGCCTTGGCTCATCAGCCCTGATGCCGACCATGGTTGCGTAGTCATCCCAACCAAATGTTTTGAGATATCTATCAATCGTCAGAACCTTGAGTTCCGCAGTGCAGAATCTAGCCACCATATTAGGCAAGTAATTCTTCTTTTTAATCAAGGCCTCAAATGGCTCACCATTGCGGCTGGCTGTTTGAAAGTTGACCAACCGATACTTAGGGGCATCGCTTTTGTACTCCAACCAAGCAATGTTTACATCCCAATTTTTGGCACACTGGTCCACAAAATGCAGCGTTGCCTCATCTTCCTTGCCGGTGTTGGCAAATAGCACCTTGGCATGGTCAGGAAGGCCTCCATTGGCCTCTAGAACCCGCCACAGCATATAGGCTGATGTCCTACCCCCAGAAAAGCTGATACAGGTCTCATAATCGATTTTGAACGGGTCTCTCACTTCTTCCTCTCCTCTTTCCACTGCCACACCAGCAGCATCTCTGCCCTCAGTGCTGCCCTGGCCGCTTGGCCTCGCTTTTCCCCGACGGAGTCCAAGTAGGTTGTCCGGGTACGCTTGGAACGATAGGTTTTGAGGACCCAGACCGCTTCGTTGTACCGAAACCAAGCTTCCTGATAATTGCCCATAACCCGTCCATCAATCGTAGCAACAAGCTTGGCGTTTTCATGGATCTCCCCGCACGCATAACACTTGAGTCTCTCGTCTTCTTCACTTTGCCCCTCCGAGTGCATTGATCCTCTCCCCTATCCATCTCATAACAGGAACCGCCATAGAGTTGCCCAAAGCCTTGTAGCGAGGCCCGTCAGGTGCTTCCTTGCCTCTCCAAGGGATCAGCGTGTAATCGTCCCTAAAGCCCTGTAGACGCTCGCACTCTCGAGGGGTGAGTCTTCGGACTGCCATAGAGTGATATACGCAATTCCCGCCATTTTGTGCGCCTTGTTGCAGGAGCTCCGCACCCTTTGAAAACTTGCAAGTGACAGTATCCGCAACCTCGTTAAATATGCCGTGAGCAACAGGTTGCGCCACTCCCTGCGTAGCATGGGTGTCTACTGTGTAAGCAGTCCCTTCATCGTTCCAACCCTTGCCATTCTGGGCTTTCTCAACCGCTCGGCAGTCTTGAATGGCGATAGGCTGCGCCACCCCATGCACATCTGCTTTGGTCAGGGTATACATGACCCCCTCATCGGATGCACCAACCCCCTGTGGGCCGCCTGCTTCCCTTCCAATCAGGTTTCCTTGAATAGACACAATCCCAGCGTTGTGGGCATTCTGCTTGGCTAGGGTATGGCAAGGATCACCTGGTGATCTTGCTTGCCTGTTTACAGGAGCGGTTATTTGGTGAAGGTCGTAGGGGATTGGCTGGGCAATCATGTTAAAACCATCTGCCCGTGAATAATCGTTGCAAGTTGTTTGCAAGCAATTTGCAAGTGTTGGCACAATCGCCTCGCACTCTACTCGTTGATTTCCTGTGCGACTGAACGGAGGGCCTTGTACAACTGTTGGGGCAACTCTTTCCCCCTTCTCTCTGCTCGGTTTAGGATTCCCTGACAGGCTCGAGGACTCAAATAGAACCGCTGCGGCAGGTCGCCAGTCTCCAAGGTATCCGACAACGAACACACGCTTGCGTCGCTGGGCCACTCCGAACCATTGAGCGTCAAGCACTCTATATGCGAACCCATACCCGAGTTGAGCCAACGCCCCGACGAAGGAACCAAAGTCCCGTCCTCCGTTTGATGACAGAACACCAGGGACATTTTCCCAGATGATCCACTTGGGCTTGAACAGGTCAGCAATTCCAAGATAGACGAGGGCCAAGTTTCCACGAGGGTCTGCCAATCCCTTGCGGAGTCCAGCGACTGAAAATGATTGACAAGGGGTTCCTCCGACAAGAAGGTCAATTGCACCAAGATTCCACTCCTTATATTTGGTCATATCCCCAAGGTTTGGGGTATCGGGATAGTGATGAGCTAACACCGCAGATGGGAACGGCTCAATCTCTGAAAAGGCTTCTGGCTTCCAGCCCATGTGATGCCACGCACAGGTGGCGGCCTCAATGCCAGCACATACCGATAGATATCTCACTTGCTCTCCGCCCTCTCTTTTGCCTTCTCGACGCAGGCACCGCACTTCCACCGCCTGTTAAGCCCATTGGCACTCACCAACCACTTGCCAGTCTCTGCTGGCCTTTGCTGTTGGCAATGACTACAGAACCGCTTCCCAGTGACAATGGCAGCCGCCTGGCCTGCCTTCTTGCTCAACTCATTACCCACTAAAGTTTCTCTCGCATGGCCTTGATGAGCAGCTCAATGGGCACCACTGCACGCCACTTCTGGCCTGATCTTCTGAAGACCACCACCGGCCACTCGCCAGGTCCAGCCACATCCTCGACCTGTTTGCACCAGGACTCAATGGCCAGCTTCTCCCGTCGCTTGACCTCTAGCCGGTAGTTCTCGACTTGTATGTCATCGCCACCCTCCCGAGCCTGTCCCAGTTTCCTTTTGATCGGGAAGCCGAGTTCATCTGACAGCATTGCTGCCAGTTCTCTCTCAGCGGTTGCGCCCTTATTCCTGCTGGCTCTACCGCTCACCGGCCTGCTCCTGCGCTGCCTGTTGGGCCACCACTTGCTGAAGCTGGTGGTTCCAACATTGCACCCTGTCGTAATCCTGTCGGAGGCGCATGATTATATGCTTGGCCTCCTCGAGGATTAGTGGGTGGGCAGTCACAGCAGCAGGAGTGAGCCGCTCACAAATATCATTCATGGTTCGCTCCAAGGAAACTATTCAAACGCTCATCTATGCCTTTGTATTGGCCTTCCAGCATCTCCCGGATGGCCTCATCAATGATGGCCGCCCTGGACCTTCTCTGCTCTTCTGTAGCTCGGTCCAGCAAGGCACGGGTGTCCGGGTGCAGGCGCACCAGGAATGGTTGAAGCTTTGGTCTCTTTTGCATAGCACTCCTCCTGATATCGGGAAGATATCCCAAGTTATCCACAGGTGCAACAGGGTAAAGCCCCGCAAAGTTGTAGGGGATATACAGAAACAGGTTGACAGAGATATCGCCTAGCAAGAGGATCGCATTACTGAACTACCAACTAAGGAGATTCAAATGCACATCGCCTACTACCGAGTATCCACCGACAAGCAGGGCCGCTCTGGCCTTGGCCTCGAGGCCCAGCAGGAGGCCGTCAAGCGGTTCCTGGGCACCGACCCTGACCTAGCCTTTACCGAGGTCGAGTCAGGCGGCAAGAAGGACCGCCCGGAGCTTGCCAAGGCCATTGCTGAGTGCAAGTCCACTGGTGCCACCCTGATTGTGGCCAAGCTCGACCGCCTTGCCCGTGATGTCAAGATGATCCTGTCAATCGTTGACTCTGGCATCTGCGTACGGTTCGTTGACCTTCCAGAGATC